AACGGCGAGCAGGGCGTCGAGCTGAAGTCAGGCGGTCGGTTGAAGTACCGGGCTCGCACTGGTGGCGCCGGTCGTGGGTTCGCCGGAGCTGATCTCGTGGTGTACGACGAGGCGTACGCCTTGAAAGCGGAGCACGTCGCCGCATCGCTCCCCACGTTGTCGACGTCGCCGAACGCTCAGGTGTGGTTTGCTTCATCGGCCGGACTGGGGTACTCGTCGGCGTTGTGGCGTCTGAGGGTGCGGGCGCTGGCCGGCGAGGCCGGCCGACTCGCTTACTCGGAGTTCACCGCCGAGGACGTGGCCCTAGATGCTCAGGGTCGACCGAGGTCAACTCCGATCGACGTGGAGGATCGCCGGTTGTGGGCCCTGGCTAATCCAGCGGCGGGGTCGCTGATCTCATGGGAGTACCTCGAGGCCGAGTTCGCAGCGATGGGCGAGGAGAAGTTCGCTCGGGAGCGTCTCGGTGTGTGGGATCCGTTAGAGGGTTCTGAGGGGCGGGAGCCGAAGATCCCCGCCGATGGTTGGGCGGGAACAGCGACGGTTGACCTGCCGGCGATGGAACCGGGAAGTGTGGTGGTCGCGTTTGGTGTGACCCGCGACGGGTCGCATTCGTCGGTCGCCGTCGGGGCCGGGTCGATCACATCCCCCTACGTCGAGCTGATCGAGCACCGCGATGGAGTCGGATGGTTGCCGGCGTTCCTCGTGGAGTTGTGCCGTCGGTGGTCACCGCTAGCGGTCGGTTGCAACAATGCGGGGCCGGCTGGGGCGCAGGTGGCGCCGGTGCTCACAGCGATGCGTGATGCGGGGCTAGATCCCGACCTCATGCACCCGCTCGGTCCCGCTGCCTATCGGGATGCCTGCGGCGGGTTCTTCACTGATGTGATCGAGGGGCGCCTGCGCCGTCCGGCTGATGGGCAGGGCCCGTTGGACCTGGCCGCTGGCGACGCTACGGAGCGCCCGCTTGGTGACGCATGGGTCTGGGATCGGCGGGCATCCACAGTGCCGATCTCACCGCTCGAGGCCGTCACGATCGCTCGTGCGTTGCTTCCCGTGGAGGCTTCGGCCGCTCCGGCACCTGTGTACGCCTACTGACTTCGCGAGGTGCCTGATGTTGTCGACGGTGTTGGAAGTGCTCGGGCTCGCCACTTTGGTGGCCGCTGCCGCTCTGGTGTCGCCGGCCCTGGCGTTGACGGTGGCGGGTGCCTCGTTGCTGGTGGTGGGCCTGTTCATGGAGCCCCGCTGATGGGATTGTTCCGGCGTCATTCGGAGCCCGAGGAGCGGTCGATCAACCTATCGGCCTACGCCGGGCTGTGGTCCGATTCGCTTTCCTATTCGCCGGTGCCGGTGGGTGTGCAGACAGCGTTGACGCACGCTGCATCCTCGGCGTGCATCGACCAGTTGGCGTCGTCAGTGTCGTCGCTTCCGGTGGACGTGGTCCGTTCGGTTGGTGATGTCCGCACGCCGGTGGTGCCGACGCCATCGCTGATCCGCGAGCCCTCGCCGCTCGTCGAGCAGGACGTGTGGTTCTACCAGCTTCAGGAGTCCCGGCTGACCGACGGGAACGCGTTCGGCGAGGTGCTCGGGGTCAGCCAGACCGGCTACCCGACGATGATCGAACTGGTAGACCCAGTGCGGGTCATCAACCGTCGCATCGAGGGTGGCGTCCCGGCGGTGACCCTCAACGGGGAGACGCGCCGTCTGTGGCCTCACGGTGATCTGTGGCACTGCCCTGGTCCGTTCGTCCGTGCCGGGTCTCCGTTCGGGGATTCCCCGGTGGAACGGGCACGTTCCACGATCGGCGCAGCGATCGCCGCCCGTGACTTCGGCGCCCGGTTCTTCGGTGATGGCGGGCATCCCGGGGCGATCCTGCGTTCGGACCAGGAGATGACAGCGGAGCAGGCGAAGTCCTATAAGCGGGCGTTCATGGCTGCTACCCGGGGGAACCGGGAGCCGGCGGTGATGGGGTCTGGGGTCACCTACGAACCGATCACGGTCGAACCGAACAACTCGCAGTTCATCGACCTGATGCGCTTCACGATCGAGGAGGCGTGTCGCTTCTGGCGGGTACCGCCAGCGATGGTCTACGCGGCAGTGTCCGGGCAGGCGGTCACCTACGCCAACGTGTCGCAGTCCGACCTCGCCTATCTGAAGCATTCGCTCGAGGGGCACCTTGTGCGAATCGAGAAGGCGTTGACCCGACTGCTGCCTCGCCCGCAGGTGGTGAGGTTCAACCGCTCGGCCTTCTTGCGATCCGATCCGGGCTCCCGGTCCGAGGTCGTCGATCGCCGGCTGAAGAACCAGACCCTGACCGTGAACGAGGCCCGGGCGCTCGAAGATGAGCCGCCGTTCACCGACCCTCGTTTCGACGAGCCGGGGATCCCCGGCGATGACGTCCCCCCGGAGGCCACAGATGGCTGACGCACCGAAGGCGCTACTGACCCGCGCCGCCACCTTCGAGACCCGCTCCGCCGGGGATGACGGCTTCACCCTCGAGGGGTACGCGGCGGTGTTCGGGTCCCCCACCCGCATCGACTCGTGGGAGGGGATCTTCGACGAGAAGATCGAGCGGGGGGCGTTCGCGAAGACGCTCAAGGAACGGTCGCCCGTCATCCAGTTCGACCACGGCCACGACATCGCCACCGGTTCCGTGCCGATCGCCGCCGTGAACACGATTCGTGAGGACACGAAGGGGCTGTGGGTGTCGGCGCGCATGTTCGACAACCCGCGAGTGGAACCGATCCGCCAGGCGATCGCCGGCGGCGCCATCGACGGCATGTCGTTCCGATTCCGAGTGATCCGCGAGGAGTGGGACGAGACCGGCGACGTGCCATTGCGCACCATTCGCGAACTGGAGCTGTTTGAGCTCGGCCCCGTCGTGTTCCCGGCATACGCCGCCACTTCCGTGGGGGTGCGGTCGCTGCTCGCCGACCTCGACGAACCCCAGCGACTCGCTCTACTGGCAGACCTCTCCGGCGTCGACGCCGCCCGTCAGGGCACCTCAACGCCACCCCCCAAGCCTGACGCCGCCCACGAGGGCACCTCAGGCACCACCGGCGGTCGCGACCCTCGCGCCGCACTCACCCTCGCAACCGTCATGCGGTTGAGTCGAAAGGAGAAGCCGTGAAGGCTCTCGAACTGGTGCGCGAGAAGCGCGCCGAACTGGAAGGATCCCGGGACGCAGCCATCGAGGCGCTCGAAGCCGTGGCGACCGTCGCCCTCGAAGAGGAGCGGTCCCTGACCTCCGACGATGACGTGGCCATCGCCGCCCGGCAGGCCGAGGTCGCCGACATCGACGAGAAGCTCGCCGAGATCGACGCACGCGAAGCCGAGCTGCTGGAGATCGCGGAGCGCACCGCCGAGCGCGCCAAGCGTCCGTCGCTCCAGGTGATCGCCAAGCCCGACAGCACCGACGTGCTGGAGGACCGGGCGGCCACCCCACAGCAGCTCGCCGACGCGCTCACCCGTTCCTTGGAGCACAAGGTGGAGCGCCCGGAGGACATGGACCACGTCCGCAAGCTGGTGATGCGTCACCGCGCTGACCGGGACTGGGCCCGTGCGCTGATCGTCCGCGCGACCGACGCGTACGAGTCCGGGTGGGCGAAGATGGTGACCGGCAACGAGTGGCGGCTCAGCGCCGAGGAGCGCACCGCGCTGTCCACCGTGACCGACGCCAACGGCAACTACCTCGTGCCGACCCACCTCGATCCGACGGTCATCCTGACCAACTCGGGCACATCCAACGCCGTGCGCGGCATCTCCCGGGTCGTCACCCTGACCCGTCCCGGCGACACCTCCTGGCAGGGGATCACCTCCGCCGGTGTCACCGCGTCGTTCGACGCGCAGCTGACCGAGGTGTCCGACGACTCGCCGACGTTCGCCCAGCCCACGATCCCGACGCACAAGGCGCAGGCGTTCGTGCAGGCGTCCATCGAGGCGACCGAGGACATCGCAGGCCTCGCCGGAGAACTGCTGATGATGTTCGCGGATGCCCGCGACCGTCTCGAGGGGGCCGCGCATTGCACCGGCACCGGCAGCGACCAGCCCACCGGCGTGTTCACCGCTCTGGATGCGAACACCAACGTGGAGCTCGTGTCGACGACGGCCGCCACCATCGGCAAGGTCGACCTCGACGCCGTCTACTCGGGGGTGCCCGTCCGGTTCCGCCCGAAGTCGACGTGGCTCACCCATCCGACCTGGTCGCTGGCCGTGCAGAACCTCGGTACCGCCGTCTCGGCGAACTACTCCACCGATCTGACCCAGGCGCCCGCCCAGCGGTGGCTCGGTCGTCCGGTGGTGGAGTCCGACGACGCTCCGGCAGTCGCCACCACCACGGTCAGGGACAACCGGATCGTGCTCGGCGACTTCTCGTCCTACGTCATCGTCGACAAGCCCGGCAGCTTCGCGGTGGAGTACATCCCCCAGATGTTCAACACGGCGAACAACCTGCCCGACGGCCGGCGCGGTTGGTACGCCTACTGGCGCACCGGTGCCGACTCGGTCAACGACGTGGCGTTCCGCCTGTTGCAGGACAAGACCTCGGCCTGACCTGCCGTTGTCAACCTTCGGGGGTGGGTCGCTTCGGTGGCCCACCCCCACCACCATCCGAGCGGGGAGGCCGCATGGGTATCACGGAGAAGGTCGTCATCGACGGCCGCGTGTGGACGGTCGTGCACACATCCAAGGAACCGTCTGTCGTGGAGCAGGCGACCGCCGCCCCCGGGGAACTGCGGGAGACGCGCAAGCGTCGCCGCCCATGGTTCTCCTCGTGGCGAACCGTCCGATGATTCGAGGCGCGGTCACTGTCGGGTTCCTCCATCCCGGCAAGTGGTCGGCTGTGTTCGGCAACTCGCTCATGGAGCTGATGCTTCACGACGTGGCCGCCGAACAGCGCATGTTCCGGCATCGTCACGGGTGGATGGGTAAGGAGACCGGCGCAGGGCACATCCACGCCGGGCGTAACCGGATAGCCGCTGCTGTGCTCGACGAGTCCGAAGCCGAGTGGCTTTGGTTCGTGGACGCGGACATGGGGTTTGCGGGTGACACCGTGGATCGGCTCATAGCGTCAGCGGACCCGACGGAACGTCCAGTGATGGGCGGGCTGGCCTTCGCTCAGAAGTCCGATGGGGTCGGCGAGTTCGGTGCCAGGCGCTACCGGATGTGCCCGACCGTCTACCGGATGGGGGAGACCGACACGGAGGTGGGGTTCGCCCCCATCTTCGACTACCCGAGAGGCGAAGTCGTCGAGGTCGCAGCCACGGGCTGCGCTTGCCTCCTCATCCACCGCGACGCTCTGGACAAGGTCCGCTCCGAGCATGGTGACCGCTGGTTCGACGGCATCGAGGTACCGAAAGGGCCCGGCGGTCGGACAGTGTTCGGAGAGGACATCTCGTTCTGTCTCAGGCTCGCAGCCTGTGGCATCCCAGTTCACGTCGACACCTCGGTCAGGACGACTCACGACAAGGGTGGGGTGTTCTTCGACGAGGAGACCTACGACCTTCAGCGGGTGCTCGGTGCACCCTGAGGCGCGGGAGTGGGTGCAGCGGTGGGCGCCTTCCGGGGCGCTCGACGTGCTGGACATCGGCGGCCGCGACGTCAACGGCACGGTGGTGGACCTGTTCGCCCCCGAGTGCCGGTGGGAAGTCGTCGACCTCCACGACGGCCACAACGTCACATGGGTGGGCGACTTCGTCGAGTTCTGCCCCGACCGGCTCTACGACGTCGTGCTGCACCTCGAGGTCGCCGAGCACACCGAAGCGTGGCGGGACCACATCCGACATGCCGCGTCGTGCCTGACCAGGGGTGGCCTGTTCGTGCTCACCGCTGCCGGGCCGGCCCGGTCGCCGCATTCGGCGGTCGACGGAGGCGGGCTTCGCCAGGGTGAGCACTACGCCAACGTGCAGCCCGATGTGCTGGCGGCGGTGCTGGTGCAGTCGTTCCGTTGGTCGACCGTCGACACGACCCCTGACGGCATGGACGTCCGAGCAGTGGCGAGGAGGCTCTGATGGGTGACTACGTGACACGCGACCAGGTGCGCCGGCATCTCGGGTACCGGCCCGAGTTCGTTGAGGATGACGAGCAGATCGAGGCTGCGATTGCTGCTGCTGAGGCGCTGATCGTCGACTACTGCGGTCGACCGTTCACGGTCGACGCGTCGGCAACGGAACGGGTCTACGAGGCGAGTGGGTTCTCCACGCTGACCGTGGTGGACGTGTCCGACACGGCGACAGCGGTGGTGGAGACGTCATCGGATCGGCTGACGTGGACCGTCGAGGACAGCGACGGCTACTACTTCGACGGGGCGACCGGGTGGCCGGCAACCAAGCTCTGTCGACTGGCGGACGTGTGGTCGGGATGGGTGAAGGTGACCGCCGAGCACGGGTGGTTGGCGCCGCCTGAGGCTGTGGTCGCCGCCACCAAGCTTGTCGTGTCGCAGCTGCTGTCCCGCCGTCACAGCCCGAACGGGATCGAGGCCATGGCCGACTTCGGAGCGGTGCGCGCCAGCCGGTACATCGACGGTCACGCCGAGCTGCTGTTGCGCCCGTACCGTCTGACCTCGGCGTTTCTCGGTGTCGCCTGATGGACCTGGTGGCGGTGCGCGACGAGCTCGCCGAGGCGATCCGGGTGGGGACTGCGTTGCCGGTGTACGAGCTGCCGACTGCGAACGTGGCCGCACCGGCGGTGCTGCTCGGTGACCCGCGGGGGCAGTGGTCGCAGACGTTCGAGGGTGGGATGACACTGGTGTGGCCGCTGGTGGTGATCGTGTCCCGGTCGCATCCCGACACGCTGACGCAGATGGCGGAGGTGTTGTCGACGGGTTCGGACCGGTCGATCGTGGATGCGGTCAACGGGGCGGCGCCGACGTCGTGCTCGTGGTGGCGGCCCGTCGGTTGGGATGCGTGGACCGATCTGGAGATCGCCGGGACGTCGTTCTGGGCGGCGACGGTTGAGGTCGAGGTGGCCGGCTGATGGGTGTGTCGACCTCGCCGGATCAGCTGGTTGCGAAGCTGCAGCGCTCGGCGCAGAACGTGAAGCGGGCGCAGAAGGACACGCTCAAGGACTCGGGTCAGATCGTGAAGGTTCGGGTGCTGTCGCAGGCTGCGGGGGAGATCGGCGGCGACTTGTCGTTCGGCGGGAAGAAGAAGGTCGGGGCGTCGTACAGGCTGTCCGAGTCCTCGGTGATGGTGAAGGCGACCGGTCCGTTTCACTGGTTGGAGCGTGGGGTGCAGCCGCACGCGATCGCGCCCAAGAGCGCGGGCGGGTCCCGAGCGGCTCGCAGCTCGTTCGTGGCTCAGGCGTTCGGTTCGGGTCCGATCAGTTTCGGTCGTGGCCGCATCGGCGTGTTGAAGTTCGCGTCGGGAGAGTTCCGACCGTACGCACGCCGGGCCGGCCGGTTCGCGGCCCGCCGATCGTGGTCGAAAGGCGTGTCGGATGCTGAGCCGCTGGTGCGTCGCCGGTTCCTGACCGGCACCGGCAACGCGTTCCTCGCCCCGTTCAGATGACGCGGGCGATGGTGGTCGGCCCTCTGGCCGACTGGTCAACATTCGACGTCGCTCAAGGATGGGCGGAAGGTCTGTCTGAGATCGGTTGCGAGGTTGCCTACTACGACCTCAGCCGGCGTGTCCTGTTCTACGCCGGCTGTCAAGCGGACGGCCGGAGCCTTGACCTCGACGAAGCTCGGGTGCTCGCGACCACGAACCTGCTGGGTGAGCTGTACCGGTTCGACCCTGATGTGGTGGTGATCGTCCACGGGGCGCATGTGTGGCCGCCGCTGCTCGCCGAGTTGCGGTGCCGGTCTGTGTGGGTGCTCACCGAGTGCCCGTACGAGAATGAGGCGCAGGCGCTCACCGTTGCCGCCGCCGCCCCGTCGCTCATCCTGTTGAACGACCCCGAAGCGGCCGGGGTGTTCGCCAGCATCGCCCCGGCGTTCTACTCGCCGCACGCCTACCGGCCGGCGTTGCACCGACCCGACGGTCCGGCCCGACCCTCTGACGTGTGCTTCGTCGGCACCTGTTACCCCGAACGCGCCGCCGTCCTCGAAGGCGCCGACTGGTCCGGTGTCGATCTGGCGCTGCTCGGCATGTGGGACACACTCGACGATGACTCGCCGTTGAAACGGCACGTCCGGGCCGCTGACTGCATCGACAACACGGAAGCAGTCGAGTGGTACCGCGGCGCCAGGATCGGGCTCAACATCTACCGCACGGGTGCCCACGGGGAGCACTCCCTCGACGCCGGTTGGGCGATCGGACCTCGCGAAGTCGAGCTGGCCGCTACCGGGTCGTTCTTCCTGCGAGACCCTCGGGGCGAATCGGACGAGTTGTTCCCGTTCCTGCCGTCGTTCACGTCCGCCGCCGAGCTCGAAGAACTTGTGCGGTTCTGGTTGCCCCGCGACATCGAGCGCCGCGACCTCGGACGCCGTGCCCGCGAGGCGGTCGCCGACCGCACGTTCGCCAACCACGCCCGGCGTGCGCTTCGTCGCCTCGGGCTCTGATCCCCCCCCACACATAGGAGAGCCTCATGGCTGCAATCCATGGCCGCAATGGGCGGCTGTTCGTCGACACGTCCTCGGCCGCCAACGGCTCCGCCGTGGAAGTGCCGTTCCTCGCGTCGTACAGCATCGAAGGTGCACGCGACCGCGTCGAGGTGACCGCCTTTGGTGACAGCACCAAGACCTACGTTGCCGGGCTCGCTGACGCGTCCGGCTCCGTCGAGGGGTTCTACAACGACGCGTCCAACGCCATCTACACCGTGGCGGACGGTGTGGCACGCAAGTTCTACCTCTACGTCGACGGCACCGACGCCACCACGAAGGCGCCGATCGCGACCGGCAAGGGCTACTGGTACGGCACCGCCACGTTTGACGTGTCGACCTCCGGTGGCGTCGGCGACGCTGTGAAGCTGACCCTGAACTGGTCAGCCGCATCCTCGATCACGAAGCTCTGATCGGCGATGAGCGGGGACTTCAAGGTCGTAACCCCCGGCGGGGAGGTCCGTCTGACGGACCTTCCGCTCGAGGTGCTCGACCGGATGGAACGCGAGTCGGACGTGCGATGGGTGCAACTGCTGATCGCTCCAGCGTCGACGGCGCGCGCTGCGATCGCCGTGTACCGCGGATGCTGCGAGCATGTCGGGGCCGAGCCGGAGGAGTTGACTGCCCGGCGGATCATCTCCGGTGAGGTGTTCGTTGAGGCTGACGATGATGACCTCCCCACGATGTTCGAGGACGGTGTACCGGACCCAAAAGCGGGGGACGCGGAACCGACACCTGGGTGATTTGGTGTGCCCGCCGGTTCGGGTGGCCGCCCGATGTGACGTTGCGGCAGCCGCTCCGTGAGTTGCAGTTGTTGGCGTTGTCCGGGATCTGAGGTGGTGAGCGATGGCGTCAGCAACTGAGCTGTTGCGGCTCGTCATCGACGCCGACTCGAAAGGGGCGATGGCCCAGTTCGAGGCGATCGGCGCGAGCGCGGACAAGAACCTCGGTAAGACCGACGACAAGCTCCGCAAGGTTGGCGCCGGGCTGACGACGTTCGGTGCCGGGTTGGCGACCGCTGGAGCTGCGGCCGGCGCCGGGCTGTTCAAGTTGGCGATGATGTCTGAGGACGCTGCGATGCAGTCCCGGAAGCTCGCTAACTCGGTCGCTAACTCGGAGCATGTGTTCCGTGCGAACGGCGCCGCGTTGGAGGAGCAGGCGAAGGCGTTGCAGCAGGTGACTGCTGCGGACGCTGACGCGGTGATCGGCGCCCAGTCGCTGCTGGTGCAGTTCGGGAACACTGAGAGCCAGGTGCAGACGCTTACCCCGTTGATGGTGGATCTGTCACGGAAGATGGGTGTGGACCTGGACCAGGCTGCGAAAGCGATCGGCAAGTCGGCCGACGGTTCCGCGGGTGCGCTCAAGAAGATGGGGATCACGGTCGATGAGGCGAAGTTCAAGGTCGACCCGTTCGCGGCGACGGTCGAGGCGTTGCGGGGCACGGTTGGCGGGTTTGCTGAGCAGGAGGGGAAGACGTTCTCCGGGCAGATCGAGACCTTGAAGAACAACCTCGGGGATCTCGGCGAAGCGGTCGGTGGCGGCGCTGCGGGCGTGCTGTCTGGGATCACGGACAAGTTGGGCGACATGGCCCACTACCTCGGCGAGGTGAACCCCGAGCTGGGTAACACTGTGGGGAAGATCGGGGCCATCGGGTCGATTGCCGCCGTCAGTGTCGGTGGCCTGTCAGTATTGGCCGGGCAGGCGCTCAAGATGCGCGATGTGTTCACGGTGGTGGGTGAGGACGGCGCACGTTCTCTGACGAAGGTCGGCGCTGCTGCCAGGGGGGTGTCAATCGCCGCCGGTGTGATCGCTGGTGTGTGGGCTTTGGACGCAGGGTTGAAGGCCGTCACGACCAGCTCGTCCGATCTCGCCGCGAATCTCGACCGGCTGCGCGCCGCAGGTTCTGGTGCGGAAGTGTTCAGTCAGCTCGTGGAGCGCACAAAGGAACTCGACGGCGCGTGGGATGACGTGCAGGACGCCTTTGTCGATGGGCACGGCCAGATGGTGAAGATCGGCAACGACGCCAATGCCGTCGAGGTTGACGTGCACAACCTCGCTGCGGCGTTCGACGACATGGCGAACGCCGGGGAGTTCGAGCAGTTGGGCGCCGCCCTCGACTACCTCTCGACAAGAGATGTGTCTTTGGTTGGGCGAGACCCTCGGGCGCTCGACACGTTCAACGCGGCCATAGCGACGGCGCGTGAACGTGTCGACGCTCATACCGCCGCAATGGAGGCGTCGACGGTGGTCACAGGCGAGACGGCCGACGCGTACGCCGAGCTGGGGGTCACGATCGATGAGGCTGCGAGCGCGTACGAGGCGTATTCGTCGGCTGTGCTCGGCTCGGTCAACTCGATGGTGGGGATGACCGAGGCGGCCGGGAACCTCCAGGACGCGCAGCGCAAGGTGGCGGAGACCACGGCGGAGGTCGCCCGTCTCGAGGCTGAGGGGAAGGTCGGCACCGAGGAATACGCGAAAGCGGTCGAAGCGCAGCGCGACGCGAACTGGGATGCCGCGAAGTCTGCGATCAAGCAGCAGGAGGCCGTGCAGCAGCTGTCCGCCGACCTCGAATCGGGGAAGATCTCCACCGACGCTGCGACCGCCGCCGTGCGGGACCTGGCGGCGTCCGGGGCGATCACCACAGACCAGGCAAACATCCTGTCGTTCGCTATCGCCGGGGCGTCAGCGAAAGCGGATGAGCTCGGCCAGAAGAACCCGCGGCCGACGATCGGTGCTGATGCCTCCGGTTTCTGGGGGACAGCGTGGGGCATCGAGCGGTGGCAGCCGACCGACAAGACGGTGCAGATTCGGGCGGTTGCCGTCGGCGTGGACGCAGTGATGGCCGCTATCCAGCACATTCAGGCGGCGTCGATCAGTGTGACGCGGCGCCTTGGTGGTCGTGCTGCGGGCGGTCCGGTGTCTGCCGGTCAGGCGTACATCGTCGGTGAGCGCGGCGAGGAGTTGTTCGTGCCGGGGGAGTCGGGGACGATCGTCCCGAACCATCAGCTTGGCGCGGGCCGGGTGGGTGGCTCCGTCACCCATGTGCATTTTCACGGTCCTGTTGCCCGCGATTCTGAGGGGTGGGTCCTCGACGTGTTGGCTCGGGCGAACCGTTCGGGGTCGGCTGCGATTGCTGGTGTGCGCTGATGTCGGGTGCTCTGCCCGCAGAGTTCGCTGTCGAGTTCGGGTTCGGCTCGGCGCCGGATGTGGTGTCGCCGACGTGGACGGACGTGTCCGCGTGGGTGCAGATGTCGCCGGGTGTGACGATCACTCCAGGCAGGACGGCGGAGCGGTCATCGATCTCACCGCGGCGCCTGTCGTTCACACTCGACAACGCTGACGGCCGGTTCGACCCGCGCAACGCGTCCGGCCCGTACTACGGGGACCTTCTGCCGCGGGTGCCGGTGCGGGTGCGAGCCAACTACTCGTCGACCGACTACACGCTGTTTCGTGGGTTCGTGGTGGGCGGCTGGCCGCAGGACTTCACCGCTGCCACTCGCATGGTGCCGATCGAAGCGGTGGACGCTGTCGGCTGGGCGGCGCAGGCGCCGCCGCCACGCTCCGCCTATGAGGGTGAGATCAGCCGTCTGCGCGACGTCGAGGGGGCGACGTTGGACGGGTGGCTGCGCCCGCAGTCCGACGGGACATGGGTGGACATGGTGTCCGGGCACTCGTTCCCGCATTCCGCGAAGTTCACGCGTGTCGACGCCGGCGACGCTCTCGTAGATGGTGACGAGGAAGGCGGTTGGGGCACCGAGGACCTCGGCGGAGCGAGCTCGCCGACGGCACTGGTGACGGTGCCGACGTTCACCTCTGGGTCGCCGGGGCTGGCGGTCCTGTGGCTCCGGTCGACAGGGACCGAGTCGATCTGGTGGATGATCGACGGGGCATCCGACGACGGGGTGGGGATGGAGATCACGGCCAGCGGTGTCATCGTGGTGTCCGCCCGGGTCGCGTCGTCAGGGACGCAGCGCTGGTGGACCCACTGCACAGGCTCGACTCTCGCCGGTGGGACGCTGTTCGACGGGACGGCTCACTGCGTGGCCTTTGCGGCTGCCGGAACGGCCATGGGCGACATCTGGATCGATGGGGTCGGGCAGTTCACCGTCCAGACGTGGGACGGGCAGCACACGGCCGACGATCGGGTGATGATCGGATGGCAGGACGTGCTGGGCGTCGACCAGGCGGAGCCGTTCTCCGGCGCGGTCGATCATCTGACGTGGTGGACCGACACCGGTTCGTGGTCTGTGACCGTTGAGGAGGCGGTCACTCGGCTGTTCGACGCGGGGCGGGTCGCCCGGGCGGGTGATTCGATGGATGCCCGGATGGGGTGGCTGTTGGAGGCGTCGGGGTGGGGGTTGGTCGGCACGCTCGACGCGGCGTCGGTCGCGACCGAACAGGGCTACCGGCGACGGAACACGGTCCTCGAGCTCCTGCAAACGATCGAGGACACCGAACAGGGCCGCGTCTGGGTCGACAACGACGGGCAGTTCCGGTTCTCGGCGA